AGGATTAATTTTATCTTGAAAATTTTCCATTTTTATTACTTCAGCCATAATTTTCTAATATTTTCCCCAAGCTCTGCATCATTGGGATAGTTTTTAATATAAGTTTCAAATGCTGATCTTTGATCTGGTATTTGTTTCTTTTCTAAAGAATCTGCTATACGTTCTAATTGTCTAGCTATTTCTGGTAATGTACCTTCTATAAGTTTTCTACCCATTAGGGTTTCATGTAATTCTGCCATATTATAAGGACAATTTGTACAACCATTTTTACAACAAAAACCTCTCTTTAATAAGAAGTTTCTACTTAATGGCTGTGGTTTCATATTTATTCTTAATAGTTTTTAGATATTTTTTTAAATCACTTACACCAGCGTGAGGAAAAGGTGTGCTACATATTCTATTACGAAAGATTCTTTTAAAGCTCTTACCTTGGTTAAGAATTCTATCAGCATGGTATTTGCAAGGCATAAATCCAGCATCATAATTACAATCTTGTCTTATTTTACTATCTGCCATAGTTCTAGTTATGCCAAAATAATCTTTTCCCTGCATAATATCATTTAGATATTCTTTAGTACAACATTTAGGATATCCTAAAAACTTAGACATTTCTATAATATAGTCTTCTTTACTTATCCATTTTGGTTTTTTACAAAAGGGACACTTACAATTTTTATTCATATCTTAAATTATTGATCTTTTAAGTTTTTGAATTTTTTATGTTGTCCTTCAGGTAATTCAGGCATTTTGTTGTAATTTAAAATATTTATCAAAAAATTCTTTGCTTACTAAAGGACTAATTTCATCTAATGCTTCTTGAGATGCTTCAAATTTATCTTCTGTTTTTATGTATACTTGATCAGCTGCAGGAAATATGTATGTTCCTCCTGTTTTTAACAAACTATTTATATTTTCAAAAAAATCTTCATTAGCTTTTATTTTATATTGTTCCATTATCTCTTAAATGTTTAAATTGTTTCCAGTCTTCCTCTGGTAAATATTCTATTAGGTTTTCTATAGGACAGAATGTAAGTAGTTCTTCTATAGCTTCTATTTCACCACAGTGTACATCTAGCTCTATTTGTTTATACACTGTTTCTATAAGTTCTTCTTTATTTTTTAGACTTTTCATCTTGTGTTTTTTTATTGTGGCAGGTTTCACAAAGTACCTGAAGATTGTCCACTTCACAGAATAGCCTCTCTACGAAGCCTGGGAGGTCATTAGCACACCTTAAAGATCCTGCAGGTAGTATGTGGTCAACATTAATTTTCTTGTCAGGAAACCAATTTAAACACTCTTTACACTGATATTCAAACTTTTGTCTCTTAAGAGGCCCTTTATAGGCTCTACGAGCTTTCATTTTACATTGTGTAATAGGTTTCCAAAATCTTGATTTCTGTCTTAAAGCACTACGTATAAAAGACCAAAAGGCAGATTCTGTTAAAGTTCCTGCATTTCTGGTCTTAAGGGTTAGTACTCGTTTATTTTTAGCCATTGCTTAATTTTTTGTCTAAGATAGGAACTAATCTTATTAAAACCTCTTTAGCTCCAAAATCTTTAATTGAATCAGATACATCTTTACTCATAGGTAAGACTGTAGTTTCTATAAATGAATATTTTTCTTTATATGCTTGCATAGCTTTTATACCTGCATCATCATTGTCAAAAAGTACCACTATTTTATTATACTTATTTTGTAATTCTTCCATTACATCTTGCTTAAGCATGCTGTTCTCACTATCTGGAGCAAGAACATCTATATTAAGTTTAAAAGATTTTATAGACATTAAATCTTTAAGACTAGATGTAATAACAAGATTTTTAAATCCTTGCAGCTGTTCCCAACCCTGGACATAGCCTGTCACTTTAATAAACTTTTTATCAAGAGTCTTAGGTTGATATATCTTGTATAGAGTACCGTCTGCTTTAAAATAACCATAGAGATATAATCCTTTTATACAAAGGTTCTTATCATCTTTAGTCATACAATAACTTTCTAGTGGCTTTATATTGTGAGCCTCAAGTAGTTTAGATCCTATATTGAACTGAGTCCAAAAATATTGATCTTGGGTGCTCCAGCTTCTAAATTTGTGACTATTCACCTTGTATCTAGATGCTTTTTGAAAATCTTCAAGATTATAGCTTCCGTTATTATGAAGAACATAATCATTGTACTTTTGAATAATTAACTGGACAGCTTGGTGAAATGAAAGTTGTTTTAAATCTTTTACTAAATCTACTGCACTCCCCCCTTTGCCGGTAGAGAAATCTTTATACTTATAGGTGTTAGACCCATTGATATAAATGCACATGCTAGGAGTACGTTCTTTAGGATTAAATAAAGATTTGATTTTTATATCTTGTCCATTTAGCTTTTCTGTTATTTTACAAAAATGCTGAAATATCCAAGGAATTGGTACATTATTTATATCATGTACTAAATTTTTTGTTTTAAACATAAATGCAAATTTAAAATAAAAATGGGGAATGTAGAAACATTCCCCAAATTAAAAAAACAAAAGTTTAAATTAAAACTTAAACATTGAAGTCATTATTTACTGGTTCAAAACCACTTACAGCTTTAGTAATAAATGGTGAAAAATGCCACTTATTTGTTTTATCAAAAGTAGGTAGTTTAGTTTCATCTTGAGAGCAAAATTTATATCTTGGAAGAGATAATTTTACAATAACCTTTCCATTATACTCATCTTCTTTTCCAGAAAGAAAGAAATAAGCATCTTGACCTTTTAAAACGTCAACAGCTGCCTCTACCCATTCTTCAATAGAAACAATTTTTGCATTCTTAGATAGGTTATCAATTTTTTTTCTAAGACCTAATTGATCAGAAATAACAATAATCTTATTCAAGATTTCATTCTTGTTAACATCATCACTATTAAAGTCAGAAATGTAAATACTAGCACTAACTCTTGCTGTTTGTCCTTTATACTTTTCACCTTCTGGATTTTCTCTGTCAATTGCCCAACCTTCAAAGCCTGGAATTGCTGGTCCTTCTAATGTGATTTCTAAAGATTTCTTACCTGTTTTAGAGGTTCGAACTTGTGCACCATAAATGTGTGCAAATACTACTCCGGGTTCAAAGGATTTTCCTAATCCTCCTCCCTTGACATCTTGTCCTTCTGTTTTGAACATGTGTTTTGTGTTTTAAATTTTAAAAAATGAAATTAATTTTCATAATCTTTAATAGCTTTAGTAACAAGTTGCAAGTCATTAGCTACTTCTAAAGTAGAAAACATTCCACGTGGACTTTTACATGTATTTTCACCGTTGGTTTGGGTTTCAAATACATACCTAATCTCTCCGTCTTTGTTTCTCTTGGCTTTTCCAAACAAAACTATGGAAAATAATCCTTCCAATGTTAGTTTTTCATCTACCATTTTACCAATAGTCTTAGCTTTAAACTTACGTTTACCTTCCATATCTGTTGCTTCTTCTGCATGAGTGAGAAAAAAGATGATAAGATCATCTCTCATGTCTTTAGGCATACGAGCAATTCTAGCTAGGTGTGCACCTATCTGTGTGAACTTCTCATATCCCTTCTCATTAGCTTTGTCAAAGAATTCAAAGGAACTCATGTACTGAAAGTCGTCTATAATTATGTTTTTGATCTCAGGACGTTTTTCACTAACATACTTTATACAAGCTTCAATATTTTCAGGACTAGATTTATCATACATATTTCCAGAGGGGTTCTCCTTACTCCAGATAGTGTACTTCTTTTTCCATCCTTTAAATGGTAGTGACTTGTTAGCTACATTAATGATAAATGTCTCTTTGGAATCTAATGCCTCAATGCTGGTAGACTTTCCAGCACCGGACTCTGCAATAATTAATACTCCTTGTGCCATATGCTTATTTGTTTTTTATAAGTTCATTTAACCAGCCTTTAGCACTCACTGGTCTGTTTGTATGGATAGCATAATAATCTCTGATAGTCATATCAGAATATGGTGCATCTTCCATTGGTGCAGGAGCTTTAGGAATAGCTTCCTGTGCTTTTTGTGTAATCTTAAAAACAGATTGGTCATCATTTATCCCTGTAAAAGCTGCCATTTTACTTATAGCTACTGAGCTACGATGTACAACTTTTAATTCTTCAATAGGAACTAAATAAGAACCCTTTGCATTAAGTTCATATTCTTCTTCAAAAGAAAATGTAGGAGGAACTCTATATACTTTTCTATCTGGATCTACAGCATTTAAATCTGAGTCTATAAGCTCAAAAAAAAATCCTTTTGTTTTTTTAAATTCTGATGGAAAGATCCCAACCACCAGTCTTCTTTGTTCATCATAGAACTGTGTCTTCATGTTGAAATCATAAGCACTAATCTCTAAATCTGCAATTAGCTCAGAGTTAAAATCTCTGATCTCTTTGAGTTTGTCGGCTTTGTACTTAGTCTTGTCAGCATCAGACATACTGTGCATAATTGACATAATGTGTAATTTTTGTGTTATGGAAATTGTTGTGTTGCATTATTAAATCTGTTAGCTGTTCTTCTTTGAGGAGGTTGTCCTGTTGGATTCATAGCTGTTGGTTCCGGTACTTCTATCATTTTCTGCTTAGCAAACTCAGCCTTTAAAAATATCAAATTAACATCATCTGCACTATTTCTAGATTTTAGAATGTGTCCAAAGATATCATCTGTTTTACAAGGATATTCTTTTCTACCATAAAGCTCAATGTCAGCTTTGTATGGTCTAGTTAATACTAATACCATATCTGAACCTTGCATAAGAGCATCACCACCAAATATGTCACTACTTGTTGGATAGTTTGCAATATTGCCTGGAACTTTTCTTATAGATTCATCAATACTTCTATTAAGCTGAGATATCATAAGTACTATAATCGGAAGTTTATTTTTTACCTTCATTAACATCTCTACAGTGTTGTAAAGAGTGGCAATCTTTTCTCTTTCAGCAGTATCTTTTTTAATTAACCAGCTATGATCAATAGTTACAACAAGAGGTTTGCCACCTAGCCCGTTGTATCCAGCATAAATAGCTTCTTCCATTCCTCGTACTGTAAGAGGTTCATTAATTTGAGTTCTGTAATTACCAATATTTTGAAATATTCTACTATCTTCAAGATATTGTTTCATCATTTTAATAGCAAACTCGTCCACTTGTTTATGTGTACTTAATACTTGATTGTAATCAAGACCCACTTGAGAAGCAAAATCTCTAGATGCTGTTTGTCTAGCACCCATTTCAAATTGAAACTCTAGGATATTAAAATCTTGTGTTGGATTTAGAAGTTTAGATTCTCTTAGTATTTGAGAAACAAACATTGTTTTGCCAGATCCCGGTCTGGCTGCTATTGTTATCATAGATCCCCATTCTAAACCAGCTACACCTGCATTATTCAAACCTGTCCATGGAAGCATTAATGATTTAATTTTTCCGGATCGTCTGTCTTCTATATATCTTAAACCTTCTTCTAAAATCTCTACATAAGATTTTATTCCAAATGGTCTATCTTTAAGGGGAAGTTTGAGAATATTCATTATTTTACAATACTATTAAAAGTTTCAGAAAATAAATTAGCTGCATCTAACTTTCCTTGCGTATATGCTATCTCAACTATTCTAGTAACAGCTATATTAAAGTTTTTAAAAGTAGTGGCTCTAATTTTTTCATTATTTGGAATAGCAACTGTACAACCTAAATAAAGATCTTGTATTTCTTTAGAAAAATCTATGGTTAAATCAGTCATTTAGATTTAGTTTTTGTTTTGTAAATTTAAAGAATTTAATTGAAACTATCAAAATAAGTTCAATAGCTACATATCTCCAAAAGGACATTTTAACTAAGAAAAAATCTATTAATTTCCAATTAATAAAACTAAAACACATTGATATTATTAGGGAATGAAATACTTTTTCTCTTATTGTCATTTTTTTTTTTTAAGTGTTAGATAATATTTTTGGATTGTCAAGAATTTCCTGACAATAGTCAGCAAGCTTTGAGCTCACTTCTTTAGTTAAAGGATTGGTTTTTTTTATAAAATAGCCACTAGTAGCCATATACTGATAGTTTTTTTTGCTAAAAACTTCATTATAATGATCTGTAGCATCTAAAATAAGATCCCAGTCATATTCAGGATATGTCTTAAAAAACCAAATAAACTTATCTTTTAATTCTTGATTAGATTGTCTAGCCAATTCCCCAGAAGGAAGTCTTTTACCTGGCCAGATTTCTCTGTACTCTTTAATTCTATCATTCATATCAGCTCCTAAAACATCACTAGCTACCTTTTTTTTTGTTTTAATAAGAAAAGTCTCATACTCGTCAAGTATAACAGTTTCTTTATTACTTAAATTACCTTTATCATCTATTAACCCTTTTGCTTGACACACTAAAGCTTCAGCATCTTCATTAATTATATTAGCAGGTCTTATTTTAGATCGGCAACAATCTAAAAAGTAAATTTGATTAGGACTCAAGTTCCACTTTATCAGTGTGTTCCAATGTTGATGGCTCATAATCGTTTTTTAAAGCTTTAAGAATAGTGTTATACTTCATTTTGAAAATTTCATCTGTATCGTACAGATTTTTAAATGTTGTAATGTTATGTATAACTGTGGTGTGATCTCTTCCTCCTAAGTACTGACCCATACTTTTTAATGTATAATTCATTGATCTTGCAATAAAAAAGAAAATACACCGTAATTCTACTAAACTTCTTATTCTGTCTCTTGATCCTAATTTTATATCTCTATAACGTACTTTTGGTAGAAATGGAGTAAAATAGTTCTCTAACTCATTAAGTGTTAATATAACAACTCCATTGTTTATCATACTATTATCAGTAATGACTGTAGGTTTGTAACCTATTTTTTCTTTAAATTTAAGAACAAACTCATCAATAAGCTCTTGTTTTATCTTTTTTTTATAATCTATCATCATCATAACTTTTTTAGGTTTTTTCTTGAAAATTTTGTATATTATAATATATAGAAAAGAGGATCAAAATTACCCTTTTTCTATCAATTTACATGTATATATTTATAAATTTTTTTAATTTTTTTAATAATGAGTGTGCCTACTCCAAAAAGTTCTGTGGCTAACACATTGAAAATCTATGTGTTCCCAGCTTTAGTTACAATTCTAGCAACCCTTATTTGGAGGGATGTTACAGAAATGAGAACAGATGTTAAAATGCTTTTAGCTCAATCAAATATAGATAAAACAAAGATTGAGACACTTGAAAAAG